GAATCTAGACTCCCAGTGAGCTGCACCGTGTTCGTCGTCGAAGACTCGATGGAAGGACCAGATGGTATAGAAGCAAGCTGGAGGTTTGTGTCTCATGCATTAAGACATGGGGCAGGGTGTGCAGTACACCTTTCTAAACTGAGACCTAAAGGTCATGATAATGGCCGAGGCTTAACAGCTAGTGGTCCAGTTTCTTTCGCAAAAATTTACTCAACTTTAAATGAAACACTTAGAAGAGGTGGCGTCTACAAGAATGGGGCTGTTGTGGTTCACTTGGATATCAACCATCCCGATATTCTTGAGTTCGTGCAGCTTCCCCGTTCCGAAGCTCCCTGGATTAAACGTACCGTCGATCTCAGCCCCCGAGATTGGAACACCACCACCCCAGAAATTAAAGATGCCATCCTCTATGGGATCAAATCAGGGGACATCTGGCTTAACAAAATAAAATATGATGAGCAAGCTAACAGAATTTTTGGAAACGTTTGCCTTGAAGTATACCTGCCCTCACGAGGCACATGTTTATTGCAACATTGCAATCTCGGTGCCTGTGAAGTCGGGAACCTCAAAGACGCTTTCGTACTTGGCATGTCCGAGTTGTGCAGCCTCCATAGTAAAACAGGTGTCGGCTCAACTGGAGAATATCTCTCCTCAGAAACGGATCGTCAAGTCGGACTTGGATGCCTTGGATTAGCAAATTTATTAAGAAGATATAAGGTAAGTTATGAAGCCTTTGGTAATGCGTTAGCTGAAGTTAATGCAGGAGAACAGGCTCATGGAATCCCAGGTGAAATTGCTAAACAATTAAAACTTGGTATAGAAGCTGCAGCTACCGTAGCTCGTAGTCATAATATGGTACGAGCATTTGCTATCGCACCTACTGCTAGTTGTAGTTATAAAAGCCAAGACTTAGATGGCTATACATGTACACCTGAAATAGCACCTCCAATAGCTCGCTCTGTAGAGAGAGACAGTGGCACTTTTGGTGTACAACATTATGATTATGGTAATGTAGAAATAGCAAGCGAAGTAGGTTGGGATGCATATAAGAAAGTAGCAGATGAGATAATGATAATGTTAGATAGCACAGGACTTCTTCACGGATACAGCTTTAACTCATGGAGTGATGTTGTAACCTACGATAGACAATTCGTGGAAGAGTGGTTAATGTCACCCCAAACCTCCTTATACTACTCCCTGCAAGTGATGTCCGATACTCAAGATAAAACAGATGCGTATGCAGCATTGGATAAAGATGATGTAGAAGATTACTTGCAAGATATTCTCGGAAACGAGCCAGTAACTTGCGACTGTCAAGAATGATGAAAAAAGATCCTTATGAAAAATTACTTGGGAGAAAACGAAAGTGGACTCCCGTACAAACTACAGCTGGCAAACTCAAAGAGGGTGCTGAAGAAACCATCTACCGTGCCCTTGCAATACGGCATATGGAGCTACCTGTGGGCAGCTTCATTTCAGAGGCACTTGGAAAAGATGTTCCCAACTCTGCACGAGTACTGCTAGAATCAAATGTAACTGACGAAGAAAATCATGACCTTGCTCTTGGGTATATTGCTAATTCAATTGGGGTTGACCCGACTGCTGAGTACGAAGCGTTCAGACTTCGATCAGCATGGGAAGAACACCCCGACCACACCTTATTAAAAGCATTGGTAGCTGAACGTGCTATATTCTTTGTTTTATTGCCTTTCTTTCGTTTTTGTGGTGATGCTGGTCTCAGAACGGTATCAGCTGATATTTCCAGAGACGAACAAATACACGTGGCCACTAATAGCCTTGTATGTCTCGATATGGGGTTATCTCCTAGTCAATCTCTGGATAAACTTAGGAAGGCCACGATTAATTGGGTATTCCAACCCCTAGGTATAAATACTACCGATAAATATTTGGACAAAAATTTTTGGCTGGATGCGAGTGATCGATTAATGTATGAAGGAAAGGCACCACAACTTTCTGACACACAGCGAGCACGTATGCCAGCTTTCTTTGAACACTCAAATGTCAATCTCCCTCAATACGCTTAAGCTCCACAACGAAAGAGTTGATGAGCTTTTCCTAGAGGTCGAGGACCATTTCAAATGGAACCCCGTCCACCCAAAAGAACCAATCGAATCAATCATGTACCGTGCTGGTCAAGCCAGTGTGGTAGAATATATAAGAAACAAATTACAAGAGGACGAATAACATGTGTCTCGGTTCACCAAAGCCGCCTCCATCTCCCCCAAGGATGAAGCCAGCACCACCACCAAAAACAGCTGCACCCCCTCCTGATATCCCACAGGCTGACAGGATGGATGATGAAGAAACAGAAAAGCAAAAGCTATCTACAAGGAAAAAGAAAGCCCTTGAGATTAAGAAGACAAGAGAAGGAGTCAAAACTTTAGGAGCCATTGACCCAGCTGCAGAACTAAATCCTAATACAAATGTTGCTCCACCATCTGGTATTAATACACCAACATAGGAGGTAATGTTATGTGTTTAGGAGGCGGAGGTTCAAGTTATGAATACAAGGAACCTAAGAAAAAAGTTTGGGAAAGTGAATTCACAGCCCCTCCAAATACAGTAAATAATAAATTAATTACTGATGAAGGAGACTATTCTCTGGAGGCTACAAAAGATTTGTCTCCTAAGAAAGCTAAATTAAAAACACCAACCAAACAATCAGAAAAAATAGTATCATAAAATTATGTGTATAGGAAATACAACAAGTCCTGCAGCTAACAACACTACAAACGTTAGGTATGGATGGGGTGACCCTAACGAATGGGAAAGACCAGAGGTAATTACACCTGGCCCCCAAGTACAAGATCAAGGTGGAGCAACTCAAAAGAAATCATCTTTGAAAGCTAAACCTAAGAGTCAATCTAGCAAAACATCTGGCGGGACATACTAATGAAAGCACGTGATAGATACGCTCAACTCACTAGAGGTAGAACTCAGTTCCTTCATACCGCAGTTGAGTGTTCTAGATTAACGTTGCCTTATCTTGTTCAAGAAGATCTCAGTTCACGACCTGAACATCAGAAACTACACACACCTTGGCAGTCAGTAGGAGCCAAGTCGGTTGTCAATTTGGCAGCAAAGCTTATGTTAGCATTGCTACCACCACAGACAAGCTTCTTCAAGCTACAGATCCAAGACAATAAAATCGGTGTAGAATTTGACCCAAAAATTAGGAGTGAAATGGATCTATCCTTTGCTAAAATGGAAAGGATGGTCATGCAATATATCAGTGCCTCTAATGATAGAGTAGTAGTCCACCAAGCTCTCAAACATTTGATAGTCTCTGGTAACGCATTGATATTCATGGGTAAAGATGGTCTCAAAAACTATCCCCTTAACCGTTTCGTAGTTAATCGAGATGGTAACGGTAATGTTTGTGAGATTGTAACAAAGGAACTAATAAGTCGGAAGATACTTGGTGAAGATCTGCCAGTACCTTTACCTAATCCCCCAGGGGAAGACGGTTACAAGACAGGATCTGGTGATCAAGACGTAGAAGTATACACTTACGTCCGACTCGATGACAATGGTAGATGGATATGGCATCAAGAAGCATTTGATAATATATTACCTGGCAGCCGTAGCACTGCCCCCAAGAATACTTCTCCCTGGCTGGTATTGAGATTCAATACAGTGGACGGAGAAGATTACGGAAGGGGTAGAGTGGAAGAATTCCTTGGGGACATTAGATCCCTAGAAGGATTATCCCAGTCTCTCGTAGAGGGATCAGCTGCTGCAGCTAAGGTAGTCTTTTTGGTATCACCAAGCTCAACTACAAAACCAAAAACAATTGCTGATGCTGGTAACGGTGCAATCGTTCAGGGTAGACCTGATGATGTAGGTGTTATACAGGTTGGTAAAACAGCTGACTTTAGAACAGCACAAGAACAGATGATGAATCTGGAGAAGCGAATCAATGAAGCTTTCCTTGTACTAAATGTCAGACAAAGTGAAAGAACTACTGCAGAAGAGGTACGCCTCACGCAGATGGAATTAGAGCAACAGCTGGGAGGTTTATTCTCCTTGCTTACAGTTGAATTTTTAGAACCTTATCTAAATAGAACATTACATATACTACAGCGTAACAAAGAGATCCCTAAGATCCCTAAAGATGCGGTACGCCCTCAGATTATTGCTGGAGTTAATGCACTAGGTAGAGGACAAGATGAAGAAAGTTTAATTAGATTTGCTACAACTCTTTCACAAACTGTTGGTCCAGAAATGATGATAAAATTCCTTGATCCAGGTGAGTACGTTAAACGACTCGCTGCAGCTCAAGGTATTGATGCACTGAATCTTGTCAAGACGCCTGAAACTATGGCTCAAGAGAAGCAACAACAGATGCAAGAAATGCAACAAGGCGAGTTACTTAAACAAGCTGGTCAGTTAGCAGGCACTCCAATGATGGACCCAAGTAAGAACCCTGCAGTCGGCAGGTTCATGAACGACGGATACGATCAACTAAATCCAAATGCGAACAACCAAGGCGAGCAAGCCCCAACGGGTTAAGAAGAAGCCCCTCCCCAAGGTCAGTAAACCTGAACCACTCAACGATACAGATGTTGCTAAGCGTACTATCATAGAAGCTAAGGCACGCATCGGACTAGACCCTGACTTTGTAACTACAGTAGGTCTAGGTAACTTAAAAGTAACCACCGCTAACGGAATAAAGAATGACGGAAACACTGACGTATAATCCAGCTGAAGCTAATCAACCTGAACTATCTTCTGATGAGCAAAACTCTTTAGAGGTAGCAGAAAGATTAGGTCAACAGGAATCAGAACTATACGCTGGTAAGTTTGAGAATGCACAGGAATTAGAAAATGCATACCTTGAACTCCAGAGAAAGATGGGGTCTGGTGAGACTGATGAAGATACTGAAGAAGCTTATCTAGATGAAGATGAGTATTATGATGAAGCAACCAGTGCAGGTATAGAACTTATACAAGGTGCTTCTGATGAATACTATGCTAACGAAGGACAGCTTTCTCCAGACACTATTGAACAGTTCAAAGAAATGAGTAGCAGTGATCTTGTTAATGCATACATTGCAATACAAGAGAACAACCCTAACCAAGGTGGCTACTCAGAAGACTTAACTGATGCTGAGATGAATCAGGTCTACAACTCTGCTGGAGGTGAGGCCGAATATAATAGGTTAACAGAATGGGCAGCTGATAACCTATCAGATAGAAAGCTAGATGCTTTCAATAGTATGATAGATCAAGGTAATGCTACCGCTATACAGATAGCAGTATCAGGACTTAGATCTGAGTACGAAGCCCAAGAAGGTTACGAAGGTAGGATGTTAACTGGCAAAGCAGCTAGAGCTGTGGATGGATTCCGCAGTCAAGCTGAAGTAGTCAGAGCTATGTCAGACCCTCGTTACGATAGCGATCCTGCTTACCGTCAGGACGTGTACGATAAACTAGAACGGTCAAACGTACAATTTTAATTATGTCTAAAGCATATGATCCATCTGCCAGAGCTAATGCTATGGTGGTAAAATATAAAGTGAATGCTACAGGTGATCGGTGGTTTATCCCCTACAATGACACTGGTACTAAAGCTGCTCAGGTAGCTCAATGTAGTAAGGTCGTAGGGAATACAACTGATGGCACCGTAGCAGGAGCCGAATCTACTTAATTTATTAAATGACAACAGCCACATTATCACCTCTTTCCAATTGGGATAAGTTCTGTGACTGGGTTACTAGCACCAACAACCGCCTCTATGTGGGGTGGTTTGGTGTCTTAATGATACCCGCACTCTTAACCGCAACAACATGCTTTATAATGGCATTCATTGCTGCACCCCCAGTCGACATCGACGGCATACGTGAGCCCGTCGCAGGATCTCTACTCTATGGAAACAACATCATATCAGGAGCCGTTGTACCCAGCTCCAATGCAATTGGGTTACACTTCTATCCCATCTGGGAAGCAGCCAATCTCGATGAATGGCTTTACAATGGAGGACCATATCAACTCGTCGTCTTCCACTTCCTTATTGGTATCGCAGCTTACCTGGGACGCCAATGGGAACTTAGTTACAGATTAGGAATGCGACCATGGATTTGCGTAGCATATTCAGCACCAGTTGCTGCAGCCTTCTCAGTATTTTTAGTATACCCTTTCGGACAGGGGAGTTTCAGTGATGGTATGCCTCTTGGTATCTCTGGTACTTTTAACTTTATGTTCGTATTCCAAGCAGAACACAATATCCTTATGCATCCGTTCCACATGCTCGGCGTTGCTGGGGTATTCGGTGGAGCTTTGTTCGCTGCTATGCATGGAAGTCTCGTTACTTCTTCGCTCATTCGTGAAACGACTGGGCTCACTTCTCAAAACTATGGATATAAATTCGGCCAAGAGGAAGAGACGTATAACATTGTTGCGGCTCATGGGTACTTTGGGAGACTCATATTCCAGTACGCTAGCTTTAATAATAGCCGTAGTCTACACTTCTTCCTTGCTACTTGGCCCGTCGTTTGCATATGGCTTACCTCTATGGGAATCTCCACTATGGCTTTTAATCTTAACGGCTTTAACTTCAATCAGTCAATCGTTACCGCTAATGGCAGAGTCGTTCCCACTTGGGCAGATGTCCTGAACCGTGCAAACCTTGGTATGGAAGTAATGCACGAGCGTAATGCTCACAACTTCCCACTTGACCTAGCAGCTGCTGAGTCAAGCGAGGTAGCTTTAACAGCTCCCGCAATTGGTTAGTGTAAGTGTGGCGACCTGACAGTTCATCATCGCCACTGTTCACTTCCCTTAAATATTTAATGACAG